ATATTTAGTAAATTTAAAATGGACTGGAAAAAATAAGGAAATTAAATGCTAGATTATCAAACGATTTTAAAAAGCGAACCCGCAAAAAAGTACATTGAAGCCTGCAAAAAGCTAAAAGGCTATTACATGATGCAGCATGAGGAAATGTCATGCGATGTGAGCTATCAGCGCTACCGCGAAGCCATTGAAGAATACCGCTATTTTTTAGAGGCAAATGGAATTAAAATGCCAACGCCTAAATATCCTTATGAGAAGGATAACAAGGCAACGCACAAATTTTTAGATATTACTTTTACAAAATCGCTCGCTACCGGCGAAGTTAAAAAGGTGCATTCAGTGTTAAATCCAAACTATATTTATTTTAAGAGGTGAATAATGTTATTTGCAGAAGCAATTGAGAATTTAAAAAAAGGTAAGTTTGTAGGGCGCAATGCATGGCAAGCAGAGTGTGGTTACTTGGTTTATCTGCCGGGCTTAACACATTTTCTGAAAGTCACAACACAGCCAAAACCGAATGTTGTTCCTTGGGCGGCGGATATTGCGGAAGCTATTTCGGATGATTGGAATGTTTTAGAGCCGCAAAATTTAGAGTCAAAATCCGTTCAATCAAATGACGGTGCGTAGTATAATGCGTTAATGCACGCTCTCCGTGGGCTTTGAACCACTCTGCCAGTAGTGGGCATGAAACTGGCATTCATTCAGGATGAATGGATAAGGTTTACAATAATTGCTGCGAAGTTTCCAAAATAACCAAGGATGGTTGACAATGGAGCGCGAATTAACTGATGTTAATGTCAAAGAACTATCGTCTGATAAAATCTCCGAAATGGAAGACCGGCGTTTAAATGCGCTGGATGAGGCGGGAATCAATGAAGTCGATGTATTAAAACGTGCGAATGATAATTTACACGTTTGGACATCGTATTTCGGTGAAAACATCACGCGCGGCAAAGACGACGTTAATTTTGTTTATCGCGACCAATGGACAGCCGTAGAGCGATCTGAGTTTACGCGACTCTTTAAACCGGCGATGACGTTTAATAAGCTTTACGATGCGACCAAAAAAGTCATTGGCGAGCAACGCAAAAACAAACCGGATTTAATCGTTCGATCACTCACAGGTCATGCATCCGAAGAACAATTAAACTTACGCGGTGATTTAGTCCGCACGATTTCGTATCAAAGCCAAAATGATCTTATCTATCAAACAGCATTTCGTTCGGCATTAACTTTAGGCTTTGGCGCATTCCAAATTTGCTTGGATTACGAAAATTCTCGCAGTTTCGATAAAATTATTCGCTTTGACATTATCAATGATCCGACAATGTGCGCTTGGGATCCGACAGCGACGAAGCCGCATAAAGGTGATGGCAATTATTGCTCGCGCCGTTACATTTTGACGAGAGATGAATTTTTTGCGACGTATCCTTATGTGTTAAATCCAGTTTCATTTGTTGATCCCAATACTATCTTGGATTATCAATGGCAAACACGTGATACGATCGCGCTCTGTGATGAGTGGGTAAAAGAATGGTACCCGCTTACAATTTATAAATTATCGAATAATATGGTTGTCGATGAACAGCAATGGAAAGATGCGCAAGAAGTCTTTAAGAAGCAAAAGCAAATTGTCGAAGGCTCCGTGGTGGCGAAAATTATTGAAAAAGGTATGCCACGCATTGTCGGAGAGCGCCAGACACAGGATTATAGAATCATGCATTACCGAATGATCCGCGATCGGATTATTGATTTTTCTGTTTGGCCGTCGAAACATTTACCGATTCCGTTTGTGGATGGCGATAGTGCATACATTGAAGGACGACAATATACCAAATCCTTTGTGCATGAAGCGCGCGATGCGCAGAAAGCATTAAACTATTCACGCTCTGAAACGATGGCTGAAATTAAAAACCGTCGTCGTGAGCAATGGATCGGCACAGCGGATAATATTGTTGGCTATGAACAAGATTGGCGTAATCCTGAGTTGCAAATGGGGATGTTGCGTGCCAAACCTGATCCAAAAACAGGACAGCTTCCCCAGAAAATGCCAGCGTGGGAAATTTCTCAAGGTCTTTTTGCGGTTTCATCAGCTGCAACGCAAGACTTGAACGAGATTTTGGGCTTTAGCGAAAACGAAGCATTGGTTGGCAAAGACATTTCTGGCAAAGCAAGACGCGAGCGTAAGCTTGAGGGTTCGATGTCGGCTTACGTGTGGTTTGATAATTTAAACCAAGCCATTGAGCAAGGTGGGCGTTGTGTGAATGATTTGCTGGATCACATTATCGGTGACGATGAGCGGCATTTTGTCTTGTCGATGAAGGATGGCAAATCAAGAAGCGTGATTATTAATGAACGCAAAGATGACAAAATTCTTAATCCATTGGTGACCGGCGATTTCGACGTTGAAATTGATACAGGACCGTCATTTGCTGTGCAAAAAGACATGGCATTGGAATTTTTACAACAAACTTTACAAGCATATCCGCAAGCATTCCCGCTGATTGCTGATCTTTGGGCGAAGAATTTAGACGTTCAATTTATGCCGCAAATGGCTGAAAGGTTTAAAACATTGGTTCCACCGCAGATTTTAGCGGAAGAGGAAGGCAAACAATTGCCACCACAACCGCCTTCACCGCAAGAACAAATGATGCAAATGGAAATGCAATCCAAGCAAGCGGCTATTCAGCAAAAAGCACAAGAAATTCAATTAAAAGAACAACAGCTTGAATTGGATAAAGCAGAATTGATGATGAAAGCTAATGAGATGCGTCAAAAGTCGCAATTGGATATTTATAATCATCAGGCAAACATTGAAGAGGCGCGCATTACACATCATCGCGATATGCACAAAACAGATCGTGATTTTGCCTCCAAGATCGCCAAAATGTTGACAGATGTACACATTGCAGAGCGCAAAGGTACACCGGTGTAGATGTTTTTTAATGCTATTCCGATAAAATTTAATTGCTGGTGACATGGATGTTGCCAGTGCGTCCGGCGCGCAATCGCTGAGGCTACCAGACAGCTATTAAAGTCTGAGGGCAAAAGATTTGCCTAAGTGGAGTCAATATGGAAGCTCAGGAACACCAAGGACAGGATGTCCTCGCAGATGAAGTGATGCATAGTTTAGGCGAGCCGAAGGAAGCGGCGCATGAGATTCACGAATCGCATGAAGAAGCAGAACCGAAGCAGCCTGAGAACGTGGATCATGCTAAAGCGTTGGCAAGCGCTAAAAAGCGTTTGAAAGCACAAAGCATGAGTCATGAGCGAGAATTGCGAGAAGTGCGCAACCAAATGGAAGCGCTCAAACAGCAATTTTCACAACCGCATCAGCAAGCATCGCATGGCAATCCTTACGAAACCGGCAACGGAAACGTAGATGAGCAAATTCATAAAGCAGTGAGTTACGCTCTACAGCATAAAGAACTGGAAGAGCAGAAAGCGCGAGAAGCTGAAAGTAAAGCACATGTACATCGTCAATATAAAGAGTTGCAAAAGCATCTCGACAATATGGGCGACCGTTACGATGACTTTCACGACGTGGTATTTGGTGAGGATACTAAATTCACGCCAGCAATGCGCGACTATTCGATGACACTGCCTAAATCCGGCAAAGGTGCAGCCGGTGAAGTGCTTTATCACCTAGGTAAAAATCCTCAAGAGCTAGAACGTATTGGCCGACTACACCCAATTGACCAAGCAAGTGAGATGATGAAACTGTCTCATGCTTTGATTGCTGGTGGTGAGTCCAAGGCGAATCAGTCTGCTCGCCCACTAGGTTCAATCAAAACTAATCCAGTTTCCAATCGTTCTCACATTGTGACAGATAAAACGCCCGTCGGAGACATCCGTGCGCGCATGAAGTCGGGTTCGTGGAAATAAAATAATAGCAGGATGCTATTTGCCACGCGCCTAAAACCAATGGAATGGAGACTAGGCAATGTCAAACCAATTTATTAATACGCAGTTGGTGTCTAACACCGCGCTTGCAATGTTTGCAAACAATGCGCCGTTTATTATGACCGGATCACGCATTTATCAAGATGATTTCCAAAACTCAGGTTATAAAATCGGCGATACGCTACAAGTCCGTAGACAAAACAACTTTGTGATTGGCGATGGTTCCACCGCAGTTCCGCAAGATATTATCGAAACCGTGGAAACGATCGTTGTTGCGCATCAGTATCACGCATTGATTGCGTACACAATCCAAGATTTATCGTTGAGAATTGAAGACTTCTCACGCATGTTCATCCAGCCCGCTATCCAAAATATCATTACCCAAATGGAACGTGATATTTGCGGTGCCGCTGAACAACAATTGTATTTCTTCACGGGTGCTGCGGGTACGCCAATCAATAGTTTCGCGACTGTCGATTTGGCTGGCGCTAAACTATTGGAACAAGGTGTTAACATTGCATCTGATGCGTATATGGCTATGACCGTACGCGATGGTTCAAGCTTAAAAGCAGCGCTTTTAAACAACTTCACACCGGTTTTCAATGAAGACATCGTTAGACAATCCGCTATCGGTCACTTGTCTTATTTCGATATTTTCCAAAGCCAAAACATTGTAAACCACG